ATGGAAGGTTATGACCTAAGTCTTTTAGATATGACCTTTGATGTTAAGGTTGAGATGTTACCTGACGAACAAAAGAAGGCAGAGTTAAACAACTTAATGATGCAGGCTTTACAGGCAGGTGGTATTACCTACGAGCAGGTCTTTAAGATTAAGAATATTGAGGATGTTAAATTAGCTGAGTTGTATTTAGCTAAGAGTATGAAGAGGGCTAAGAAAGAAGCTGAGGAGGCTGCTCAAAAGAATAGCCAAATGAATGCTCAGATTCAGGCTCAGGCTTCTCAACAAAAAATGCAACAAGACGCTCAGCTTACTCAACTTGAGTCTCAAGGTAAAATGGCAGTTAATAAGACTAAGGGAGATTCTGATAAAGAATTAGAGTTAATTAAGTTTGCAACAACTATGTATATGGAGTCTTTAAAAACAGGACAACAATTACCTGATGAAATAAAGCAACTTGCTGATTCTATTTTGGGCACAGCCGTTCAAGAGAAAATGCAAAAGCAACAGCAAGAGGCGATGACTCAACAACAAGCACAACAACAGGAGGCACAACAACAAGAACAATCTCAAGAGCCTGAACAGGGTTCTGAATAACATAGCTTTCTTTGTGTGTGTTTTCATGGCTGAAGGGGGTGCGATTTTTATCGCGCCCTTTTTTTTATAAAAAATTTTGTAATATAAAAATCCTTATATTTGTGTTAGTTTCGGACAAGTAAATCCTAAAAACAAAATATATGGAAAACACAGACTTCATGCAGCAATGGGCTGCTGAGCAAAAAGAAAGCACCAGTTCTTCGACAGACCAGCAACCAAGTTTAAACCCAGTTGATACAACTACAGCAGTAAATGCAGATGATACAATTACTCCTGTAGAACCACAAATACCTGTAGAGGACTTAGACCCTTTGCAAGAGTTTGCAAAAACATTATCAGCTGAGCAATTAAAAGAAATTGAGGATGCTCAATCACAAAACGAGGAGATTATAGAGGAACAACCTTTACCTACAGATGATGATGATGAGGTATTAGACGAGGATGATTTTATAAAACAAAGAACTGATGGTCAGTTTTCATCTTGGGAAGAGTTGCAACAAGCCTTAGCGGAACAAGCAGCTCAACAAGTAAAGTTTGAAAACGAAACCTCAGAGGCATTATATAATCTTATAGCTGAAGGAAAGATTAATGAGGTGGCAGAAATCCTTTATAATAAAAAGGTAGCTGATGAGATTAAAGACAAACCTGATGAAGACGTATTAAAGTCATACATTAAGTTTCAAAACCCAGAGTTTGACAACGATGATGTACAGGCTGAATACGAAGAAAAATATTCTATTGATGAGTTTGCGTTTGACGAATCCAAGCTCAAAAGAGAACAAAAAAAATTGTCTCAGAAAATCAAGAATGATGTATCTGAGGCAAGAGAGTTTTTTGAAAGAATGTCTGAGGATATTAAATTTCCGCAGTACGAAAGACCTACACAACAGGTTGACACTCAAGTAGATGCAGAAGCCCAAGAAGAAAGGCAGAAGTTTCTAGAGAGTCTAAATGGTGTAGAGAATCGTTTAGGAGCCTTGCAATTTAATTGGAAGGACGACAAGGCAAGTTTAAGTATCAATGGTAAATTTGAAATCCCTGCGCAGGAAGCTTCAAGATACCGCGATGCTGCAGAAAGCTTACAGGAATATTATGCAGAGAGATACTACCAAGATGGTAAGTACCAATCTGATAGGCTTTTAAAAGACTTGTATATTGCTGATAACTTTGACAAGATAATTCAATCTGTGATTAGCCAAACGGCAAATCAAACAAGACTTGAAATGTTAAAGCAAAGAAAAAACATCACTACAGACGTTGAACAAAGCGGTACATATCGCCCTAGTGCCGCGGACGAAGAGAGAAATCTTTTTGACCAATTATTTTTAGGGCATAAACAAAGACAAATTTAAACTATAATAAAAAATGGCTACTAACACTTTCCCAACTACCCCTACACCTGCGGGTATTGCGAGTTCAGCTACCAACAGAACCCTGTTGAATAACTTGAACATCTTCGACCGTTCTTTTGAAAAGAACTTGGTTCGCATCTACGGTGCAGAAAACTATGCAATCGTACAAATGGCTTTAGGTAACTCAGTAATGGAAGCAAAATCTGACAACAGAAGTTTCTACCACTATGAAAAAAGAGGCTTACACCAATCAGTAACTGTTAACACTCAAATTACAGCTCCTGCTGCTGGTGCTGCTGTAACAGTAACTTTAGGTACAGGTTCTTATTATGCGTCTGGTACTCAATCTCCAATCCGTGTAGGTGAGGTAGTTCGTATCATGACTTCAGGTATTGAGGGTATGGTTACTGCAATCAACAAGACTACAGCTAACGCTCATACTGCAACAATCACTCCAGTACAATCTACAGCTGCTTTCGTATCTGCAGGTTCAGCTAACTTATTAGCAGGTGAATTCTTGTTATTAAGAGGTGCGGTTAACATTGGTGAGCAATCAACTGTATTAGATGGTATTTCTCCATTATTGGATAAAATCACTAACACAACTACTGAACACCGTGATGACTACACAATCACTGACCGTGCTGACATCGAGAAAAACGAGGTTGACTTCGGTAACGGACAACACTACTACTACTACTTAGCTATGGACGACATGAACAAGCGTTACATGAACCAAGCTTGGTTTAAGATGTTAGAGGGTGTTGCTATCGACAACTTATCTAACGGTACAGTAGGTACAACTGGTGTTTTACCACGTGTGTCTGCTGCAGGTTCTACAATTCAGTATACAGCTTCTGCTGGTCCAGCAATCGCTGATATCCATACATTAACTCGTACTTTGAACTTCTACGGTGGTGCTGGTGAGTACCATTGGTTACAAGACATCTATCAAAGACAAGCGGTTAACGATTTGTTATTCGGTAAGTATAACAATGGCGCTATCCGTTACGCTTCAGTAGGTGGAAACGAAGAGGCTTCAGTAAGCTACGGTTTCAATAGCTTCTCTATTGACGGTTACACATTCCACTTCTTCTTAAACAACGGATTCTCTCCTGAGGCTGTATACCAAATCAACCCAGGTGCTCAAGTTCCAGAGAAGAGAAACTATGGTGTGTTAATTCCTCAAAAGATTAACAACGATGCGAAGACAGGTAAGCAATTCCCTTCATTCCAAATCGTGTTCCAAGAGGTTAACGGTCAAAGAGTCTTGACTACTGAGACTGGTATGTTGGCTCCAAGCAATAAAACTACAACTGCGCAAAAGACCATCTCTATGTTGTCTTACCCAGGTGTTAGAACATTTGCTGCTAACCAATATGCAATCTTCCAAGGTGTTTAATCTTAGCTGATTGAATATAGAGCCCTCCAGAAATGGGGGGCTTTTTTTGTGTATAATCTGCATGAATTTTTCTGAATTTTCATGCAACTTTTAACATAGTTAGGGTTAATTTTATCAAATATTGTAATATAGTTAGGGATATTTTTGTATGACTTATCATTCATAAAAGACAAATTGAGTTATAATGAATTAAATATCATTCAACTTGTTACATATTTATATAAAAAAGTATCAAAACTTGCATAATGTGTCATAAATGTCACAAATATTTGAAAAATTGTGACATAAAAGGGACATTATGATTCAAAAAAAAGTTTGGCATTTTTGTTGTTTAGGTAGAATTATTACCTAACTTTGAAAAAAAATAAACTATGGCAAAAGCAACTGAGTTGGCAAGCGCACCAACATTAGATTCGCCAGTAACTTCAAGCAAGAAGATAACTGCGAAAAAAGCTAAGAAAGAGCCTGAGATGTACATCTTCAGACTTATTAAGGAACATCCAAAGTACCACGAGGGGGCTAGCATTTTCCCTCCTAACTTTTTAATTCCAAACTCAGATACTATTCTGTGGAATTACGGTACAGAGCAAGAGCCGGATTTCCAACCAAGAGAAATCAGATACATTGACGGAATGAAGAGCATTTTTGTTGATGAGCAAGAAGTACATGGCCCATTAGCAGACAATGTTATTAACAAACAAACCAATGTAATTCAGTTTAATAACGGATTTTTAAGAGTTCCTTCTTGGAACAAACCACTTGTTCAGTTCTTGACATTGAATAATCAATGTAGCAAAAACACAAACAAGTTTAAGATGATTAGTAATACCTACATGTTATTAGATTACGGTAACAATGATGATAATGTAGTAGAATTAGGAAAGAAAAAGGATAGAGCTTATGATTTAGCGCGTTCAGCATCTGAGGATGATATGATACCACACGCTAAGTTCTTAGGCATCCCTTTTATACATGCAAGCACAGGAGAAGAAAGAGATATGGACGCAATCAGAGAAGACTACAAGGCAAGAGCATTAGCTGAGCCAGAGAAGTTTTTATTGATGGCAAACAACCCTAAATTGAAGTTAAGATACCTTGTTGAGCAAGGATTAGAAAAAGGTATCATTACTACAGGTTTAGTAAAGAATCAAGCTCATTGGGTGGCTACAAAGCAGATGATTACTGCCTTACCAGCTAACCAAAAAGAAATAGATGCCCTAACAGAATTTGCCTCTACAGATGAGGG